TCAAAATATTGTATCGCATTCATCTGTTTATGTGTTTAATAATTGTATAAGGCACGAAGCTCGCCACTATATCCCACCAGTCTATGAAAGTTTTCTTATAGTACTTGTCATACAGCTCCTTACATAACCCTATCACACCTAATGTTATAGCAGCTATAAGTAAGGATCTTCCTATGGATAGGAATAACATAGCTACCAAGAATATGCCTACAAATAGCATATTCCCATACTTACTATGCAGGAGCTTGTCGCTCCCTTTGAGTTTGTTCATTACTTTCATCATATATTCCTAATGTCTATATAACACTTATTTCCATAGATACTCACCACGGCCGTACTCCCATCGCCTCCGTTGAAGCTGTTATCCCCCGTGTAGATAATCGTCTTGCCAGTACAGGTAAAAGTAACTGTTCCGCCTGCAAATACTTTCCTGAAGGACATATTACCCATATTCTTCAAGAAAGATAAATCTATATTGAGTGAGGTTGAGACAAATATTACTCCATTCTGCCATTGTTCCACAGCCGTCCAATTAGACCCAATCTCAGCACCAACACGATATACATCACCATACCACGCTAAGTCCCTAAAAGCACCATTATCTTCATTAAAACTGGAACCATCCACCGTATTACGAACCCCTATCCTTGTCGCTGCGAGCCAATCAGACTTGAAGAATTCTAATGAAGAGGCAGACCCCATTATTTTAAATTTCAAATAAGCACCACTACCAGCCCCTCCTGGTGAGGGTACGTTATAGCTACCTTGTTCATGGGCTATATTATTGATATTTGCTATAGGAATACTCCCCCTATACTTGAATACGTCACTAACAGCCTCCTGTATCTTCCCTTCCGTCGCCAGTGCTGGCTTCCCGTCAATATTATCCCAATGGTGCCTATGCGTACGTAGGGCATATTCGGGGTGGGTATGCCCAAGAAGGGCATAGCGGCCGTCAAGGCTTACGGTGAGTTGTTGCCCATCAGAGCGTAGCCCTGTGAGTACGCCTGTCTGTTCATTGAAGTTGAGAGAATTTAGCTTGATGTCAGCCAAGTTCTCAGGTAGGGTATCCTTGTCCGTAAAGGGCGCTTGTATGGCCGTTCCGTCGGCAAAAGTTAGGGTGATAATCTTATCCACATCGCCCGTTACAGTGAGGCCAACTACACGCTTTTGGGCATTGGATTGGTTGGTGCGCTTTTCCTCGTTCGTATAGTCATTGGAGGAGAGCCCCTTACCCGCCTCTTTATCTACCTTTGTGGCAAACAGCTCCTGGTGAGCCTGGCTATCGGTAAGGTGATTGCGCAACTGATCGGCGGAGGCCGTACCTCGTATGGCATTTTCCAGGCCATCTATGGTGTCCATGGGTATCTTTTCGGACTTGTGCCAGTAGCTGTCGAGCCACGCCCAGAACTGCTCCTGAGTGGGTTTTTTAAAGTTAGAGAACCAATGCTTGAGGGTGGATATAGGTGTTATCATAGTGCTTTATGGTAAATGGTTATAAGGTTTTAGAAGCCGACAAACTCAATAAACCGAATTACTCTATAAGGGGGCATATTGTTATGAGGCTGGTCGCCGCCCTCATATGTTGTATGGGCTAAATTAGCTGTTCCAATAGAAAATTCGTCTTCATGTGTCCCAAAGCCCTGGTCATCTTGAGTTTTATTGAAAGATATGCTATGGTTATGGCTTGGCATTTCGGCTATGGTTAGGGTATGTGTTTTTTCTCCTCCTTCTGCACCTATATGGCCAAAATCGGTATCGGAGCTATCGTACCCTATGGGCATTCGCCCCCTCAATGGATCATACTCTCGCCAGCCTTCGGGTAGAGGAATATCAGCGGGCTTTCCCCATATAGCCACCAACCCTATAGGCACCGTCTTTCTTACCCGCTCTTCGAGCTTTTCCAATCGTTTCAATAGGGAATTTTCCTCTGTAAAAGACTGGGCTTCTATTTGTTGGCTGTTTAAGGGCCGTTTAAAATCTGCCCATAGGTGTCCGCCCGTGCTATTGCCAAAGGTAGCATAACGGCTATATTCTACGGCCTTCTCTACACCGTCTTTGAAGATTCGCTTTTGTGAGCTCTCCACGATAATGACCTTTTCGGATATGGGAGCCCCTTTGAAAGGGAGTACCTCGCCATCAATATACACCACTCCGTCAGTGATACTACGGCCTGCCTGTTCACAGCCCGAGAGGATACTTAGGTTCCCCGCAATATTGCCCAGGGCATTGAGCAATTGGTAGCTGTGCTGCATAAAGTCGAGGGTATAGGTACCCAAGGGAAACCCTCCAGTGTTGTCAAAATTGATTCTATTCATAGATGATTATATATCGCTTTGATGCTATTTTATACGCCTCAATAAGGGCTTTGATTTCTACTTCTCTTGCTCGTAATTCATTCGGGATATGTACGGAGAAATTCACGCCATTCACTTGCATTTCTCCCGAAGTATATAGGTATTTTTCCTCTAAATATACAGGCTGATTTTCCGCCTCCGTATAGATATACACCGCGTTAAAGTGGGTCATATCTTCTATACGAATACGCCTTAATGTCTGGTCAAAACTATCATTGAGAATCTTCCTTAGATAGCACTTTTGTCCGTTATGTGTGAGGGTTACCAGGTCGCTATTCCGCTTTTGGTTAAAGCTATATTGGAGTTGCTCCAAGGGGGCAATAAGTATCTGTAACCAAGCTACAAGACGGGATTTTCTCAAGAAAGTAGGCAGTAGCAAGATCACAAGCCTCCGCAAGTTGAGTTCAAAGATTCTCATAGGTAGGTAATGGTGCTTTTGGTATCATTATTTTGGTCAAAATTCACAGCAAAGTAGCCACTTTCAGGAATTTTGCTAATGTTAATTTCTTGAAAATTACCCCAGATACTTCCTTCTATCCACTTGGTTTGGGCAAGGTCTATACTCACATCCTTGACCCCCTCCACCCCTTGAATAACATCGGTAAGGGCTTGTAGGGAGAGCTCGCCGTTGAAAGGCAAACGCTTGAGGTAATCCTTAATGGCTTCTTTTACCGTTTGCTTACCCGAATTAACATTCATTCCATTCTCGTTCAGAATAAGTGGGTTACGGACAATGCGGATAGAGAGCTTGAGCCAATCGGGTTGATTATTCAGTATGGTAACATAGACCCCCGCATACTTGATTTCATTGATATAGCGACTAAATGCCTCTTGCTGGTGAGTCGTCACTGGGGTGAGTGTACCTGCGTTGTCGGTAGCTATCTTAATCACGATACGGCTCTCAGTTGGGACATCAGTGACAGCACAATACTTGACTACCTTGCTCGCTTCTATCTGTTCCTCTGTTCTTCCATGATTGTTGAACTTGTCGCTATCTGGAAGTAGGTCAAAGCCGTATTGGAAGACTAAGGCCTTGCTATGATACCATTTGGCTGTACCTGGTTTAAGCTCGGCAATTCTCCTATCTATATCCGCCCTGTGCAGGTCGAAAACCTTTTCCAAACTCCATATAGCTACTGAGATGATATAGACCCACAATCGCCATATAGCTACTTTGGAGGCGCTATTAAGCTCATTAAGGGCAGGCTCTTGAGTCTTGGCCTGGTAGATGAGTTCTTGTATTTCTTGTATCGTTCGTGCCATGGCTCTAATGATTAATAATCAGTGGTTGTAGCTTGTCAATACGCTGTTTTCCCTTCTCAAAGTATTCCTGGTCAATCTCGGTAGCAATGCCTTTCATACCCATATTGTGAACGGCTTCCATACAACTCATAGAGCCAGCAAAGAAGTCGGCTACTACTACCTCATTGCGAGGTTTGTCTTTGGGAATAACCAATGCTAAAAGACGTTCTAAGAGGCGAACGGGTTTTTGAGTGGGGTGAATTCGATTAAACCTTTCATAATACACTTTGATAATAGAACTTTCTCGCATTCCTTCTTTAATTGCTTTCAGGCACATTGTAGGTATAGAGAATACCCCAATAGAGTTTTTAGAGATCGTACACCCACTGGTTTTGTCATTTCTTTTTTTGCTTATATTGATATGTCCTGTTCTCAAGTATTCTTTCATGAAATCCAACTCCTTGGTATTATTCAGTGCTGATTTAATTCGGTTAATATCACCAACCAAAGTATCTATATTGTGCTGTTTTACTTCTAAGTAAGGGACTTTTACATCTGCATTAATACTCCCTTTTTCTTTTGTGTATATAGCAATTGTCTCGTGGAAGCGTTGTATCGGTAAAGTCGGTGCTGTAGAAAATCCTTTATTCCAAATAATTTCCTCCTTAAATACAAAGCCTAAGCCGTCTAATATCGTATTCCAACGATAAAAGGAAGTACCACGACCAAACATCACGATAAAGCCTTTCTTTGTAAGTAACCGTTTACATTCGGCAAAGAACTTTTGCTCATCAAATGGGCGTTCCAGCTTTTGATTTTTAAGATACAGATAAGGCGGGTCGATGCAAATTACATCAATACTCTCATCGGTGAGGGTTGCCATTACCTCTAAGTTATCGGCATTGTATAATTGTAGGTTATTCATAAGGTTTTTATTCTTTACTTACTACGAAATCTAAGTTAATCGCCCAAATACTGATACCCTCAAGACGTTCCAACACTTGCTTGTCTTCTTCGGTGAAAGCCGTAGCAGGTTGGATGTTCTTTGCCATATAGTAGGCTAATATATCTTTGTTAGTGAATGCTTCAGTTGGTAGTATTAAGATTTTACCTGCTTGTATATCATCGGTGATATTAAGGGCATTAGCTTCTGCCAACTCAAAGATACTCTCAATGGTACCTGTGTGTTGCAGGGCGAGGTCTAAAAGGCTTTGATTATGTAATACTGTTATGGTCATATTTATTTGCCTGCGGTGGCTCACCGCTTACCATTGAGTTGTTTGTATTTTTTAAGTTCCGCCAAAAGCTCCTCTACGGAAGCCTCTAAGTCCTTAATGCGGGCATTGGCTTTTTTGAGTTCCTCGATTGCATTGGCATACTTAGCCCCTAAGTCTTCTATCATCTCTCGGTATATCTTCACCGCTTTATCCACATTGTCTAATTCATTGGTCTGTAACTCCATTTGTTGCTTTGGTCGCCCAAAAAACCAACCTGCCAAACCTGAGAGTACCATTCCTAAGAATGATATGATGTGTTCTTTAAGTCCTTCTAATATCCAATCCATTTTTTAAGTTTTTAATTTTGAGTTACTAACCGCTTAGCTTATTGTCCCCGTTCCTGTACTTGTCGTGGCGCCCGTATAAGCTCCTGCTTGTAGAGTGATTCCTGCTTGCACCGTTACCTCGCCACTACGGACAAAGGTGTCAATAAGGGAGGCTAAGCGTTCAGCATATTCTTCCATACTGGATTCAGTTTTGGTAAGCATATCCCGTTGAAGGGAGATAATGCCTTGTTTGAGTTGTTCTTTGTTTAAGCCCATAGTTGGTTTATTTTGTTGTTGATTTCTTCAAACTTGGCTACGTTCTGCGGGGCAAAGTTGCCAGGGCCTGAAGGGGTTTGTATGATAGCGCCTTTAAGCTCAGTTAAAAGGTTATTTAAAAGTTTTTTAAAATTGGCTTGCTCGTTCTTGATTTGGATTTTACCATTTTCAATTTTTAAGCTAAACCCTTCCGAGGTGCATTCTACCTTATCCAAAGCGGAACTTCCCACTACTATAGCCGTTTCTTTGCCTATAAAAGCAACACACACCAGCGAGCCTACTTTGGGTTGAAGGTAGAAGCCACCTTGTTCCATATCCACCACCAAATACACATCATAAATAGGTGAGGATCCGTCCAAAGGCTCTACATCAGCTGTCTGGGTTTCCTCGTCTACAGAGGTTACCTTACACACTTTGGCGTATAGCTCCTGCCCCGTATAGGCTAATTGTTGTATAAGTTGTTTTATCATAATGCGTTGCCGAGTTCTATTTTTTGTCGGTAGCCATTGGTTCCGAAGCTAATCTCATTCTTTTTCACTAAATAAGTACCCCGATTTCCGTCGGAGGCATGTATCTCCACCATGTCACACTTGTGCACTTCGGGGGTACCGAAAGTTTCAAATGAACCCTTAAACCCACTTTGCTTATAGCGCTCTAAGGCCTGCATGGCATACTTCTTTAGCTCTTCTTCCGAAAGTCCGTCAATACGAATCTTAATCACATCGCCGTCTTTGTCGCCATACTCATAAGTGATTTTTCTATGTTTGGCATTGAAACTCTGTGCCTCTACTCGTACCCTTATATCGTCTTTGTTGCGGTAGGTAAAATCCTCTTTGATGATATTCTTACCATGTCTGAAAAGGTGCTTTTCTCGGTTATCTATAGGATATTCCAAGCCTATATATAGTACGGACTGGCCTTCGACAAACCTAAAATAGCTGCTAAGCATTACCTTGTCCTTTAGCTCTTGTAACTCTTGTGATACACTGGGTTGGGTAATACGCCAAGCGCCTACTTGTATGTTATCATCTATAAGCTTATAAGCGATATTCGTACCTTTGAGCAGGTGTTCTACTATCTCTTTGAGTGAAGCATTCTTGAAAGCCTTTGGTTCGGCTTTAATAGATTTGAGTAAAAACATCCCATCTTCACAAGTAATCGTAATAGGCACCTTGGCATCTACCGAACGGATATAACCCGCAAAGCGTACTTTTAAGTCGTCATCATAACCGAGTTCTACCGTAATACGATCGCCTCTTTTTATGGGCGGATAAATCATTTCTTTATTATTGCCTCCAGGTGCTACCTGCCCCTGCCATTTGATATTACGAGGTAACTTAAGTTCACAGGTGTCGGTAAGGCTTCCTATATCTTCTACAATGTTACACTCGGCTACCGAATTGAATTGCCAGCGGGCACTACCCGTATCAATAGTTATTCTACTTACTAATCTTAACATACTCGTCTTGTTGTATTTGTTTGATTTCGTAAGGCTCATCAGAAAGCATTTGTATCTGCACGCTTTGGCGATTGCTATGGGTTTCCTGTTGCAAAGAAAAGGAGGTAACCACGGCTGATTTAATTCCGAAAGCATATAGGAAATCACTCTCTACCTCTACTGCTTCAGGGGTCGTAAGGAGTTTTCTAAGGGTCTCCAACTGACTTAGTGGATAGTCCTGCTTAGGTAGGAGAAACTCCTCATCCGCCTGTTCGCTTGGCTCTCCCTCGTAATCTGTTAGGGCTATATCCAGGGTAATCCCATAGTCACCATTACTAATATACTCCTTTATAGTGCCGTCACGCCCCTGTAGAGGTGTGGTTACGATGTTGCGTTCTTGAGTAACCGATATAATCACCTCTTGAAAAAGCAGACTGTAGCGCTCGCCCTCATAGTGGGTACTCATCCTAAGGGAAGTCAGCCATGGGCGATTCTCCAAGTCTTCTATTGAGGAAAAAGTGCCGTCAAACTCTTTGACCTCTAAGTGCCTACCTGTTTGCATGCCAAAGCGGAAAGCAAGATTAACGGCCGCCGTCTTGGCTATGGTCAGGGGTTGGGGTTGAAAACTAAAGTCTATCATCGTTATTATAGGTTATCTTATAAAATCGCCCGTGCGGCTCGCACTTTCCCGCCTATCCACCTGCAAAGTCGGCTGTAGCTGTAAGGAGAATCTCTCTTACGGCCTGTAGGAGCTGTTGCCTGTCGAAGCCTCTGTCGGCATTCATATAGATATTAAAGTTGTCCATCATCTTACCAATGGTTAGGTTGCGTACCTTGTTTTCACTCTTGCCTTTGTCGCCTCCGACTCCCGTGCTGTTCATAGTTTTTTGGGTAGCTACCCCTCCTACAGTAGGCACGGTAGGTTGGTTTTTCTTCAGATCAAAGCTATCACTCTCCACAAGGGTCACCTCTTGGGGTTTGTCGTCCTTTTGAGTCTTAGTCTTTTCCTCCTCAGAGACCAAATCCATATTCTTTCGGAACTCCTCTACACTTCCAGAGGCATTGGCCGCCCACTCCCAACCTGTAAGCTCTGCCACCCAACCGAGTATCTTCTGCAAAGGCGCCATAATTACATCCAAAAGCACCAAACCAATACGTTTAAAGCCCGCTAAGATACCTTCTGACTTAAAGGCTTCTACAATACTATCCCAATGTCGCTTAATCATCGTAAAGGCACTGATAAGCATACCTATAGGCCCTAAGAGGAGCAACATAGTAGAGCCAAAGTTGTCAAAATAGTTTGTTGCTGTTACCACATAGCCTATAAGTAGTGCAATGGCACTTACCACCAATAGGATAGGGTTCATGTTCATGATAGCATTCAGAATCCCTTGTGCCACAGCCATAGCTTTGGTGGCTGCCGAACAGATATTTGTCCATAGGGTAGCCCGCTTTTGGGCATCGGCTAGGAAAACAAACCCCTTGTAGACGCCTACCAATAAAGGGGCAAAATTGGTCAAGTCTTTTGCTATATCACTCAGGGCACTAGCATAGCCAAATATTCCATTGGTAGCATTGAAAATAGAAATCTTAAAGTCCTCTACCTGCCTGGTAAGGCGATTGTTTTTCTCCTCTGTGGTTTCCATAATTACCCCTGCCTGCTCTATGGCCGAGTTGGTACCCACTATTTGTTGGGTCATGGCCTCTGCCTGGTCTGCCGTATTGATAAGAGCAATGGCGGCGGCCATATTCTCCTTACCAAATACCTTGGTCATTAGGGCAGTATCGCCTTGTATCTTGCGCAAAGTCTTGAGGCGTTCGTGCAGAGGTATGCTACTATCGGCTAAGTAATCGGTACTGATCCCCGCTTCTTTTAGTCCATCGGCAGCAAGTTTGGAAGTAAAGCGACCCTCTGAAAGAGTAGTCAGTACGTTACGCAGGGCAACCCCTCCCTCGCTACCTTTCT